GCGTGACGCTGGGAGCGGGCGCGAGCGTCTGGTACGGAGCCGTGGTGCGCGGCGACGTCGAGGCGATCTCCGTCGGGGCGAGCAGCAACGTCCAGGACAACTGCGATTTGCGCTCTGACCTGCGGAAACGCGCGGCTTAAACCCCAAAGGTAGGGGCCTCGGGAAGGCCCGTCAAGCACACTTCGAACGCGCCATTCGAACATGCTTTCGCTTAGGAAGCGGCGTTTCTTTACTTGAATCAGGAACGGAGCATCCTCTACGTTCGTATACTTCTATCGACACTAGACACAGTGCACCTTGACATCAGCTTCCATTTGACAGCTTGAAGGCGCAGCCGCTACCTTCAAGATCGACATGAAACTTGCCGTACCGCGAAAGGGCAACCCCCATGCCGGCCCCCGCCAAGCTCCCGACAAGCGACGTGCTGAGACAGCACCGCGCAAAGGGAATGACCTACGACGAGATCGCCGAGCTATACGGCGTGACGAAGGGGGCCGTGTACCTGCGCTTGCGTGACTCCGGACAGACCAGCACTCGCCCGGACCACTCTAAGTACATCCCGTGGACCGTACGGACCGAGCACGCTCAGGCTCGACCGAACGGCATGCTCCGCCTGTACTCGCGCCGCGAACAGGGCGAGACGCTTCCGGCCGTCAAGGAACGCATGCTCGACAAGTGGCTTTCCGAGCTGAAGGAAGCTGACGTGGTGGTCTGCTATCACCGCGAGATGGCCCCGAACCCGGCCAGCACTACGGGCGGGTGGTACTACTCGAAGCGCCGCCCCGAGGACGGGAAGAGCCTCATTCGGCACACCGAGGACGAGCCTTCGGAGGGCGCGAAATCCACGAAGAACGTGGACCCCTCCGAGACCGAACACGCGTGACCGCTTAAACCGCACCACTAGGCCGCCCTACGGGGCGGCCTTTCTGTATCTCCATGCTCACATTGGGAAACTACTATTTGACTCCGCCAGGGGCGCAGGGTGAAGATGTTGCTGTCAGCGAGGGAAGGCTCACGGAGGAACCGGTTCCGCTTACCGGGGACGTGACCGCAACTCAACGGCCAGCACCCCCCGATGAAGCGAGGCAGCATTGACGAACGCTTGCGAGGCCAATCCGGAACTGTGGTTCTCCGAGAAGGCGTCGGACATCGACCTTGCCAAGGAAGCCTGCGGCTTCTGTCCGGATCGCACTGTGTGTGGCGAACTGGGAGAAAACGAAGAGTTCGGAGTTTGGGGCGGTAATTCCCCCGAAGACCGAATTCGACAGAAGAGGTTCCGAGTGCTCCTTATGGAAGAACTTGCGAACAATCGCATCCGCAACATGCGCGCCGAGGGCGTCAGTATCAGCGGTATAGCCCGGGAGTTGGGCATCCCCCGCAAGACCCTGGCGGACAGACTTCGCAGGCTGACCATGGCGGCCTAAAAGGTCGATCAGTAACGATGACGTGACGAAGCAACCTACGGTCTAGTAAGTAGTGGTTTCGGACAGCAAACGCTTTAAAGTGAAACCACGCGCCAAAAGCGCAAACACATGCATGGAACCTCAAGACGATGCAGGAACCCTGATGCTCGTAGACGAGACCGGCGGCCCCGAACTTGCCGAAGTGAACGGCTTCGGAGCCGAGGACGACATAGACGTCCTGTGGGACGTTCCCGAAGTGATCTCTGTTGTACGCGTTAGGTTCCCCAACGGCGCCCGGTACGAAGCCGCGATGTGCCCGAAGAACGTCGATCAGGACGACATCGAGACCGCCCGGACGCTGATCCCCGATGGAGCCCTACGGATCAAGGCCCCCAGGACTGACGTCCTCGGGTGCGGCCATGCCGACGAATACTGTTTCGCCTTTTGGGTCGTGTAGGCCCTCCCATAACCACATAACGGATTAGGGGCAGCTAGCCACGCTGCCCCTTCTCTTTGCCCTGAAGCTCATATTTGGAACGAGAGAGAGAATCCCATGAACGCGTTCGGCTCCGAGAAGACCCGCACCATGACCTTCGCCGACGTTGACGGCCGCCCGATCACCCTCCGCCCCGTGCATGACTCGGGCCTCGGCCGGAACGTGGTCGAGCTGGTCGTTCACGGCGCTACCGTCCGTCTCTCCAACGGCGTGATCCCGAAGTTCGTGGAGAACGTGAGCCTGGCGGCCTTCCTCGGCGAGATAGACAACGTCGCCCAGGGGCGCCCGACCCCCGTCGGGGCGTGACCGTGGCCCATCGCTCCGTATCGCAGTACACCGGCTTCGTTCGCTGCGGTGAGGCGTACCGGCTAGAGAAGGTCGCGAAGGCCCCGCAGAATCAGGCCGCGTGGTTCATCCAAGGAACCGCCTACCACGAAGCCGTAGAGAAGTGGGAGAAGAGCCACCGGGCCTACGGGCCCGACCAGTTGGCCGAGTGGTTCGAAGAAGCCTGGGAGCGAGAGTATGCGGCGGCCCTGGCCGTCGAGCCGGACGTGTCCCGATGGCTCACCGGGGGGACGACGAAGCCCGAGAACGACGTGAAGAAGCGTCGGGAGCGCGGCCGTGAGCAGGTGGAAGCGTACTTCGAGTACGCGATAGAAGCCCCCGAACGCATCTGGGAGCCGATCGAAGGTCAGCCGGCCATCGAGCTTCCGTTCCTGCTGAACCTCGACGGAATCGAGATCCGCGGGTTCATCGATCAGGTGGTGGAGTACCCCGACGGCCACCTTCGAGTAAGGGACCTGAAGACCGGTACGAAGCTCCCGGACACGGCCTTTCAGCTTGCCGTGTACGACCACGCCTTGAACGACATGTTCGGCGTACAGGCTGGATTCGGGGATTTCTTCATGGCGAAGAACAACGCCCCGACTGACCCTTGGAACCTTCAGGACTACTCGCTAGAGAAGGTCACCCGTTGGTTCCGCAACATGGATAAGGCCGTAAGGCTCGGCCTGTTCCTCCCCAATCCTGGCGACGCTTGCCGTACCTGTACGGTCCGGCGCTTCTGCGACTTCAACGGAGTCGACGCCCGCCAATACCCCTATGAGGAGACTGTGAATGCCTGAGATCAGCGTAACCATGAAGGCCCACGGCGGTCATGACGCTTCGTGGGTCGTCGTGAAGGCCGAGAGCCTGTCTGAGCTGACCGACATTCTCGACGGTTACGGCCGCTCGGGCGTGTCCGCCCTGATCGGTGAGGCCGTGACCGCGCTGCGGGCCGAAGAGATCCTTGGATCCATGCTCGGGGCGCGACCGGTCGAGCACCCCGGCAACTACGACAGGGGCGGCCAGAACGGCGGCCAGGGTGCCTCTCAGGCCCCCGCCGGCCAGACCCCCTACGGCACTCCCCCGACGTGCCCGCACGGTACGAAGCGCTTCCTGGAGAAGCCGTACAAGAACAAGCCCGGTACGTGGAAGGCGTGGGCCTGCCCGGCTCCGCAGGGAACCCCGGACGCGTGCTCTCTGGAGTTCATTCGGTAGGCCCGAAACTGTTATTTGGAATGCAGGGGCGCGACTGCACTACCAACGCGCACCCCACCCCGTTTAAACCAACCCGTGGAGTACCCATGCCTACGCAGCTCGACGCCCGTAAGAACCGTGACGCCGCTATCGCCCAGGTCGACGCGCACGCCGACGACGAATGGAAGCGGTACGCCCTCGGCTTCATCGCCGAACTGTCCGGCCAGATGGCCGAGTTCACCACGGATGACCTGTGGGACGCCGGACTGATCAAGCCCCGTGAACCCCGCGCCCTCGGCCCCGTGATGCGGCGGGCCGCGAAGCGCGGACTGATCGCCACGACCGGAGAGTTCCGGTCGAGCCGCTATCGGAACTGCGCGCCCCTTCCTGTCTGGTCTGCCAACTAAGCACTTCCCGAGGGACGCCTTTGTACACGATCGTTCGAGCTAAGGGCGACGCCGGGAAAACCGGCGAGCCCCTTCCTGTCCTCTTCAAGACGTTCGCCGCGAACACCGTGCACTTCCGCCGAGGACAGTTCACGATCATCTCTGCGGCCCCCGGTGTCGGTAAGTCTGCCCTGAGCATGGCCCTGGCCCTGCACGCCCGCGTGCCGGCCTTCTACTTCTCTGCGGACACCGACCCGCAGACCATGTTCGTACGCTGCGCCGCGAACGTGTCCGGTTGGGCTACGCGCGACATCGAGAACGCGCTAGAGCACGGCAACACGAAAGCCGTAGAAGCCCAGTTGGACGGCTTCGATCACCTGCGGTGGGACTTCACCGCGAGCCTCACGATTGATGACCTCGAAGCCGAGCTGAAAGCCTTCGCATGCACCTACGGCATGTGGCCGGAACTGATCATCGTGGACAACCTCTCCAACGTTGTCCCGGATGCCGAGGGCGACAGCAGCTCGTATGTGGCCCTCGAAAAGGTCTGTGAGTACCTGCACGAACTTGCCCGCGAAACGGGCGCGTGCGTGGTCGCTCTGCACCACGTCAAGGGCGACAGCAACGACGGCAACCAGCCCGTACCCCTTTCTCAGATCAAGGGGCAGATAGGCCGCGTGCCGGAAATGATCCTGACCCTTCACCGGATCGGCGACGACGGAGCCCGACAGATGGGCGTTTCGGTCGTGAAGAACCGCACCGGGAAGGCGGACGCGTCCGGCGCGATGATCCTCTATCTCGACGCCGACATGGAGCGAATGAGGCTCGCCGGATGATCGAGATAGACGTGATCGGCGTACCTGCCCCCCAGGGCAGCAAGAGGCACGTAGGCGGGGGCCGAATGGTCGAGTCCTCGAAGAAGGTCAAGCCGTGGCGCACTGCGGTCACGACCGAGGCCCTGAACCACGACTTCGGCCCCTGGCCGTACGTGGCCGTGTTCGCCACGTTCCGGCTGAAGCGGCCCAAGAGCCACTACCGCACCGGTCGCTACGCCGACCAGCTCAGGCCGGACGCCCCCAGGCACCCGGCGAAGTACCCGGACATAGACAAGCTGTGCCGCTCGACCCTGGACGGCCTGAAGGCCGGCCGGGCCTTCGAGGACGACGCCCAGGTGGTCATTCTCGGCGCGCGGAAGGTGTTCGCGGAACTCGATCAGGAAGCGGGAGCCCACATCCGGGTCTATCCCGTTCTTTGATTCCGCCACCCGTCCGAAACTAGTATTTGGAATGTGAGGGCGGATGGATAAGCCGCCGATAGCGGAAGTGCTAGAGCACTACGGAGCCACCGACGTTCCGGAAGGGTCGCGCTTCCGAAAGATGAAGTGCCCGTTCCACGAAGACCGAAATGCCTCGGCTTCTGTCTGCACCGAGGAAAACCGTTTCCGGTGCTTCGCATGCGATATCTCGGGCGACAGCTTCGATGTCATCGCAGACCAGGAAGGATGCCGCGATTTCTCTTGTACCCGATCCTGCGCTGAAAAGCTTCTTGGAGGAAGCTACGGCGCGATACGAGGGGGACCTAACGAGAAGTCCCGCCGCCGTGGAGTATTTGAAGAATCGCGGCCTGTCCGTGGACAACGCAGCATCCTTCAGGCTGGGCTACGTCGAAAGCCCCTTGCCGGGTCATGAGGTAATGCTGGGAATGCTCGCCGTTCCCTACCTGACCAGGGCCGGGGTTATGACGCTCCGGTTCCGGCGCCTGGGCGACGGGGACGGGCCCAAGTACCGGTCCGTCCCCGCTGACCCCCCGCGCATCTACAACGCGAACTCTCTCCTGATCCCCTCGGACCATATCGCCATCTGTGAAGGCGAGTTCGACGCGATAGCGGCCACGCTCGCCGGAATCCCGGCGGTCGGAATCGCTGGTGTCTCGGCATGGAAGCCGTACTTCGCCCGGTGCTTCAAGGGCTATAAGGCCGTGTACATCCTCGCCGACCAGGACGACAAGGGACAGGGGATGGAGTTCGCCGAGAAGGTCGCCGAACAGATCAAGAACGCCCGCATATCCCCCATGCCGGCCGGACACGACGTGAACTCTTTCACTCTCGCCAACGGCCCCGAGGCCCTTCTAGACCAATTGGAGATCAAGCGGTGACCAGCGAAGAACTCGCCGACGAAGTAGGGCACTTCATCCGGCAGTGCCGAGGGCGAATCCTCGGTATCGGGGCCGAACAGTACGACGAAGGCGACGGACGCCAGAAGTTCGAAGGCATGCCGCTGGTCGAGCTGGTCGTGTACGCCCGTGAAGAAGCGCAAGACCTGGCCGTGTACGCGGCCATGCTCGATATCCGACTGAAGAGACTCGAAGCCGCCCTTCGAGAGAAGGGCGTGACCCTGTGAAGCGCATCGTCGTCCTGTCCGACATGCAGATTCCGTATCACGACAAGCGTGCACTCCGGAACGTCATCGACTTCATCGGCCAGTATCAGCCGGACGAAGTTCACTCGGTCGGGGATGAAGTCGACTTCCCGCAGATCAGCCGATGGACCCGAGGCACCGCCGGTGAATACAAGGGGGATCTTCAGGAACACTGCGACGCGTTCGGCCGATCCTTCGCCCAGCCTCTCCGCCGCGTTTACACGGGCCCCGTGCACGTCGAGCGGTCCAACCACATGGACCGGCCCTTGACCTACGTCCGGACGCGCGCCCCGGGCCTTATGGGCCTGAAGGCCCTCGAAGTTCCGTCTCTGCTCAACTTCGAGCGGTACGGCATTACGTGGCACGAAGAGCCGTACGAGATCGCCCCCGGCTGGCTGATCGCCCACGGCGACGAAGGGGCGTCTTCAAGGGTGCCCGGTGGAACCGCTATGGCCCTGGCCCGTAAGTGGGGTTACAGCGTCGTGTGCGGCCACACGCACAAGCTCGGAATCCAGCACGAACACATGGCCGTGAACTCGAAGCTCACCCGAGAGCGTTTCGGCTTCGAGGTCGGAAACCTGATGAACCTGAAGGCCGCCCACTACCTGAAGGCCGGCCACGCCAATTGGCAACAGGGCTTCGGCCTTCTCTACGTCGAGAAGAACCGCGTGACCCCTGTCCCTGTGATTGTCCGCCCGAACGGAACCTTCGTGGTCGAAGGCCGTACGTACGGCCAGAAGGCCGCCTAGGAGGCTCCCCCGTGATGCACTGGACCCGCTACACCAAGATTGCCGAGAGCGTCGCCCGGAAGGTCGCCGAGGAGTACCCCGGTATCGAGGCCGACGACATCCGGCAGGAAATCCTTCTTCACGTCATGGAGAAGAAGACGACGTACGAAGCGACCGACTACCCGGACGGGCAGCTTCGCCGGAACTTCCGACAGGTCGCGATCAGCTACGCGGGCCGCGAGCGGTACGCGTACATCTATCAGTCCTCGGAGTACGTTTACACGTCCCCGGAGATTCGACAGCTCTTCGAGAAGGCGTTCTTCCAGCCCGAGCTTTGGGAGAAGCCCCCGACGAAGGACGACGGCGTTTCGGTCGCCGCCGGGGGAATCGTCGTGGCCCTGTGGGACCTCGACCGAGCCTATTCGCTCCTGCCCGTCCTCGACGCCGAGGTGATCGCGAAGCGGTACGAGCGGGGCGAGGCTCTTTCCTCGGCCGAGACCATGCGCCTTTCCCGCGCCATCGACAAGATCGTTCGGACGCTGAACAACGGTGTCGTAAAACGTCAGCAGGTCGCCCGTATGCATTCCGGCCCCGGCTCCCGCGCGGCCGTGAGCAACGCGCGTGCCCAGTGGGACACGAACAGTCCACACGAAGACATGCCGCTTACGGGCATCGTCAACAGCTAGCAGAAAGCCCCCTCTTGACTATCACGCATGCCCCGAAGTTTGGCCCCACTGGAGAGACTGTCTATGAGCGCACCTATCAGCGTGTGAAGCCGAATGGCGAGCGGGAATCGTGGCTCGACACGGTTACCCGCGTGGTCGACGGAAACCTGTCGCTCGTCCCCGAGAAGCACCACAAGCCCGGTGAGCGTGAACGACTCATCGAGCTTATGTACGACTTCAAGGTTCTGCCCGCCGGCCGCCACCTATGGGCGTCGGGCGTGCCCGGTCGGCAGTACCTCTTCAACTGCCACGTCTCCGGTTGGGGCGAGAGGCTTTCCGATCACTACGAATTCAGCTTCCTTCGCCTCATGGAAGGCGGGGGCGTAGGCGCCAACTACAGCAGCCGCTTCCTGAAGCCGTACGGGGCCCCTGGGCGGCCCCTGAACGTCCACATCGTCTGTGACCCCACGCACCCGGATTACGCGGCCATGAAGGCCGCGGGTGTCCTCTCCGAGGAGTACAGCCACGAATGGGGCGGGGCCTACCCCGTAGAAGACTCCCGGGAGGGTTGGGCCGCCGCCCTGGTCGACCTTCTCGACACCTACGGCCGCCAGGACGTGAGGCACAGTGACCGCGTCTACGACGTGAGCCGCGTTCGGGGAGCCGGTGAGCCCCTGCGCACGTTCGGCGGTACCGCCTCGGGGCCTCGACCCCTGGCCCGGATGATGCTCGACATCGGCTCGGTCATGAACGGGGCCGCCGAGGCCGGCCTACCCCTGTCGCCGCTTCAGGCCATGGAGATTGACCACGCCATAGCCGAGTGTGTCGTGTCCGGCGGGAACCGCCGATCGGCCCGCATGTCCATGGTCGAATGGGATGACCCCTTCGTCCTCGACTTCATCCGATGCAAGGCGGACACCGGTAAGCACTGGACTACCAATATCAGCGTGGTCGTTGACGATCGCTTCCTAGCGGCCCTGAACGACTTCAAGGGGTGGGATCAGCATTCGACCTACGCGGTAGAAGCGCACGCGGCCCGCGTCCACGCGGCCACGGTCGCCGGAATGCTCGACAACGGGGAGCCCGGTTATTGGAATATCAGCCTCTCGAACAAGGGCGAGCCGAACGAAGTCATCGCTACGAACCCGTGCGGTGAAATCGCGTTGGAGCCCTGGGAGAACTGCAACTTGGGTCACGTCAACCTCGACGCCTTCGCGCCGAAGCGTTCAGCCGATGACGGGGACCTCGAAGGCATTCTTGAAGCGCACCGCCTCATGACGCGCTTCCTGATCAGGGCCACCTATGGCGACGTGAACGACTCGAAGCAAGCGGCCACCCTGGCCCGTAACCGACGTATCGGCGTTGGTCACTTCGGCGTTCAGGGCTATCTCGCAAAGCAGGGGGTCAGGTACTCGAAGGCCCCCCGCTTCTTCCGGTTCCCCTTCGAGCTTCGGCTGATGTATGGGGAGGTCAAGGCCGCCGCGACCGAGTACGCGCATGAGTTGCGTATCCCGGTGCCGGTGAAGATGGCCACGGTTGCCCCCACGGGCACCATTGCGAAGATGCCCGGGGCCACGGAGGGAATCCACCCGATCTACGCTCGCCACTTCATCCGGCGGGTTCGGTTCTCCCTGGTCGACCCCGTACAGGCGGAGCGTGTAAACGTGCTCTTCGCCCAGGGGCACAACGTCGAAGAGGACGTGTACGACAAGAGCGGGAACACGGTCGTGGTCGAGTTCCCGACGAAGGAGAAGCTGGTTGAAGAGGTCGAAGCCCTCGGCCTACCGGCTTCGCTGGTCGAGTCTGCGGATGAGATCAGCTTTGCTGACATGCTGGCGTTTCAGGCCATGTATCAGAGCAACTACGCGGACAACGCCGTTTCGTTCACGGTGAACATCCTTCCCGGCAAGCTCGACCAGGGGGAAGCCGAGGAGACCCTGAAGCGGTTCCTTCCGGTGCTGAAGGGGACCACGGTGTTCCCGGACCTCACCCGGCCCCAGAGTCCGTATGAGCGGATCACGGCCGAGGAGTACGAACAGGCCGTCGCGAAGAGCGTGGATGCGTCCTACGACGAAGCGTGCGCTTCGGGCGCGTGCCCGGTGAAGTAGCGGCCCTGAAACTACTATTTGAAACCGCCACCCTGGCGATCAGATACTAGGAACACGAAGCGCGGAGAGGGGCCGGTGAAGCCCCCTGGCCCCTCTCCGTTTCCAATCCCGGAAGGAACCCCTTTGAAGGTCACTGTCGTTGCCGACACTCTGACCCGTGATCTCAGCATGGAGACGCTGACCGGCTTCGAGTCGGACGCCGCGAACCCTGCCGATCACCTGGCCGAGTTCGCCGGCCGGGAGTGCTACAAGAGCCACCACAAGCCGAACCCGAAGACCGCGATGAACGCGGCCTACCTGGCGAACATCCTCGACCACGGCCATTACTCGGTTCTCGAACACGCTTCGGTGACCTTCTACGTTCAGGGTGTCTCCCGCGCGCTTCTGCTCGAACTGGAGCGTCACCGGTTCCTCTCGTTCTCGGTCGAGTCTCAGCGGTACGTCGACACGGAGAAGGCTCACCCCGATCCGGTCGTTCCGCCGCTCTTCCGAGACATCGAGGACGCCGACACCCGACGCGACCTGAACAACCTTCTTCACGACCACTACGACGCGAGCCTGAGTCAGTACGCGTACGTGTTCAACCGGCTTCGCGACGAGGGCGTTCCGCTGAAGAAGGCCCGTGAAGCGGCCCGCGCGTTCCTGCCGAACTGCACGCCCGTCGACTTCGTCGTGACCGGCAACCTTCGCGCGTGGCGTGACGTGCTGGGCAAGCGGCACCACCAGGCCGCCGACGCCGAGATTCGAGACTTCGCCGCGCTGATCCTCGCCGAGCTGCGCGAGATCGCCCCCAACGCCGTTCAGGACATCCCGGAGAAGCCCTATGACCACTAAGGGAGTTGACCGCTTGAAGCGCATAGCCGTGACGGCCGCGTTCGTCCTTCTGGCCGCTATCGGCATCGTGGCGTGTACCGAGGACACCGCGTGCGGTGCCACGGGCCCCCGGCCCGCCCCTGCCCCTGCAC